TTATCAAGGACGTTCTCCATCCGTGCCGCGTCGGTTGTTGCCGTCACTGCCGTCGGAACTGCCGTCATTGCAATCGCGTTTGCTGCGGTCATCGTGTTCCTAAGACCGACAGGTGTTGCGAGTGCGCCGTTGCCCTCGAGGAATGCGAGGTCTTCACGGAGCGCCATCTGATTGACTATGTCTTTGCGCACCATTTGGTCGACGTTCGTTGTTGCGAAGTCGAGCAGGTCGGTCGATATAGCCGTGAGTGCTCCGAGTTTGTGCCCCTGCAAATTGATTTGGTCAACTGCGAGTTGCGAGTATGCAATGTTGCCGCCTTCTGACAGATACGCTGCCGTTGCCCCGCCTGTTTGACGAGTGATGGTCAACTGTCCGTTGACGAGTGGCATGATTGTGCAACCCATCTTTCGCATGACGGTTTGCGCAAGCAATAGTTCAATGACCTCGGGAGCAAGCGTCTCGGGAACGAGCATTCCTGCGCCTGTTGGCACAGCCACGTTCAACGCCTTGAATACTTTTGACTTCTCGCCAAACTTCCGCTGTGCGTAAACTGTCGCGTCGCCGATGTGTCCCTTCCCTGCGGCAAGTGCTATCATTAGACCGCCGATAGGATCGACCTTCTCATTGACGTTTGCTTGCTGATACGCCGCCTCTCCTGCGAGTTGCTGGCGCATTGCCCAATTCTGTTGATTAACTGCTTCAACAGTTTGTTCTTTAAGTGTCTCTTTGCTCTTGCCCGTCGATTTCAAGAGTAGTTCTTGAAGCTGACGACGGGTCATCTTTATCTTAGTTTCGGGTTCCTGCTCTGCTTTGACTGATTTAATCTCTGCAAGCAAGTCCTCCCGACTCATTTCTGTCGCCATATCTAAACCTCCTCCGTGCTGCCTTCGTTTATGACCGCTAAAAGGTCGGTCTCGCTAACTTCGACAATTTCGTCGTCGTCAGGTTCTTTGGTCTCTTCATTAATGACGGTCAATAGAGTATCGACATCGACCTCAATCTCGTCATCATCCGAGCCAATCGTTAGTTCTTTAACCTCAATAGTCTCCGCTTCCTTCGGCGGAGTCTTTGGCGGAGCGGGTGTTCCCGTCTCCGGTAACGCCGGGGCGTTTGCATCCGGTTCTGCGGGTTCATTATACGTGCCTCCAACTTGGTCAAGCACTCCTTCGATAAGTTCTCCCGCTTGGTCGGTCAAATCATTCGCCTTGCTGAGGTCTTTCTCGTTTGCCTGACTCAGGACACGTCCCGCCTTCATCGCCGCTTCGAGTTCCGTTATTCTTTTTTCAAATCCTTCGACTTGTTCCTTCGTCATGTCACCCTCCTCCGGCGCTTTTGTCCAAGACCAAGCCTCGGCCTCATCGCCTTTAATAACTGTATCGTCAATCGCTGCCTGTGGTTCCCAAGGCGCTTTCATATCAAACTCTGCATAGTGTTTTTGAAGGTGAGACTTAACTCCCGGTATATCAGTATCGGGAATGTTCACCCCGCCCCTTGCGCCTTGGATTGCGTTCCCGCATCCAATCAAACCTGCCTTAACGAGCAAATGCCCGTCCGCCGTGTGATGTGGTAACTTAAAATCGTTCTTGACTAACTCGGCAGGAGGTTTGTCCGCCTTCCAAGTGCAGATTATATTGAGATCACTGACATCCGCCGCCGCAACTTCGCTTGGTCCACTCCACGTTGCATCATCAGGTGCCTTGCCCGTCTTGGAATACGGAATCACGCCCTTTGTTTTCATAGGACAGCCGTCCTCCTCCGTGCAATACCGAGTCATCTCAGTGAGGAACAACTTGATTATCTTTGTGTCAATGTCAAACTCCTTACTGCGTTGCATCAACGCCTGTGGGTTTGCTGGCACCGGCACGGCAGAGAACTCGAGTAGTTCCCAAGATAAGAACTTCGTCCCGTCAGTGACTTGAATTATAACTCCTTTGCCGTCCTCGATCTTGCGTTCGAGTTCCTCCCATTCCTGAGGATCGAACCCGATTGAGACTGCGTTGAGGAATCCGGTCAGATACATTCTCCTGACCATCGAACCGCGCAGTCCTGCGTATGAATTATGATAGTTGTCGTCAGGTTGGAATACAACTGCCGCTTGAATCGCGTCCTGTTCGACAGGTTGGCCGTCTTTGCTCACTGACTTGATTCTATTCGACCACATCTCGACGCTCTTGCCGATAGGCAGTTCATCGTATTTGTGCGCCCATTGCATCACTGCGTTGTTCTTGTAATTGCCGACCATTATGCCGCTCGGCATAACTACGTCGCCCTCTCTGTCAACAACGTCCGTTGTTATCGTGAAAATCAAAGGTGCGTTCGGGTCATCTATGTCGCCATCGACGACCGGCTTATCGACCTTGAAAATCTTTTCGATTAACTTGCCTTGCTTAACTTCTTTTGCGAGTGTCATTTAATCACGCCATACAGATTGAATAAGACAAACAAAACCTCTAAGAAAATCAATGTCACCACGAACTCAAGATATGAGAACTGCATTTTTATATCACCTCACCAAAATATCGGTTCCTTTAAGATAGTGGAGTCGAAGGGACTCGAACCCTTGGCCCTCTCGTTGCAAACGAGATGTGATTCCGCTTCACCACGACCCCTATAATCAACGGAATACGTGCCTTTGAATTGATAGGTCAAATTCATCTTATCGCCTCAGTCTAATGACGGAGCCCCGCCCCATTACGACGCGCCGTCCCTTGACCTGTCGCGCTCTTTGTTTTGCCTTTCGAGACTCGTCGGACATTAGGACAGCGGGAGCGTTGGAAGCGGGCTCCTCTTGTGGTGTTGTTTGTTCATCGGGATTTGCAACCGGAGACTCAGGCGCGGCAGGTTCCTCGTCTTGTTCGAGAGGAACTTCTTGCAATGCCATCGGTCGCTCAAAGACCTCGCCTTTACCGTCGGGAAGTGGATCTTCTCCGGCCCGTGCACGTACCTCATCAACTAAGAATGCCCAAGGCGCGGCCTGCATAACGGCGAGTTGAAACTCCTTGTCTTCTTGAACTGGCGAGATAAAGTCAATCTCGACCAATCCTGTGTCGTCAAACTTAGGAACTAACTGTTTCTGAAACGCCTCACGCATCTGAGTAAGGATCGGCGTGAGTGTGTATTTGGCAAAGAACATATCGGCGGCTTCAATCGTCGCCCTGTTTGAGTTCTGCAATATGCCAATGATCTCAGGCGGGATTCCGAACACCTGAATAATGCTGTCTCGTTCATACTTGCGCAGTTCAATGAACTGCATTGACTGAAAGTCTTGTTTGAACTCGCGCACATCGACAACTTCACTCATGAAGTGCGGTTTGAACGCATTCCAAAAGCCACTCTGTTTAGTGACCCATTCCTCTTCAATCCGCTTTGTCTTCTCGGGATTGAGTCCTTTGCCTGTGATTAGGATATCGGGTCGTGCCTGATGTTCAAAGAACGCACGAATAGTTTTCGCTGCTTCTGAATCAGTTGAGAGTTCATCATCCAATGATGCAGATACTCCCGATCCTCGCGCATAGAGTGATGTTGGATCGGGATCAAGCATCCAAAAGATTTCATCAATGGGGATTGGGAATTGCCCCGTTGGAAGTGATAACATAAAAAAAGGTTCGTCGGGAGTCGGAAGTCGCGTGATCTGTGTCGGAACTATTGGCCATATCTGTAGACCGTCGGGCGTCTTGTCCCAAATTCCGAACGCCTCTCCTGTCGTCTTTAGATGGATAGACCATAAGAACGTGATTGTTTGCCAAGAAAAGAACGGATGCGGTTGGTCAAGGAATATCTCGAGCGGGTGTTTAACGCCCTCAAGTAGATCATTGAGTGGCGTCAGTTGCTCAGTTTCCGGGTCTTCGGTTAAACCCATCCACTCTACACCGGAAACACTTCCTGCGATCTTGGAGATCGCCGCCCTATACCACGGTAGTTCGTTATACGCCTGTAAGAATTGCGGGACGCTACGTTTAACTCCCGCTTGTTGCCGTGTCGCGCCAAGGAACTGTTGAACAATGCCGCCTGTGGATGAACCACCTGACGCACCGACCGGCCCTATTGATCGTGCATCACGCCAAGGTATTCTCTCTGTTGGATTGCGACTTACTCGATTGCGAACTCGAGTGAATAATCCGGTACTTTGCGTGGGCACGGTTCTACTTTATTCTTCATAGCAAATAAGGGATATTAAATCTCATAAGGAATATGCAATTAACTAAAACGCTTTTTCGTTTTCATGACCCTATTGTTTCCTACTGGAAACGCTAAAAAAAGTTGAGGAATCAAGTGCTCCCGAACTGACTCCTCAAGTCGCGGCATGCGCCGTGTGACAATAAAGTCGCGGGATTGACCCGGGCGGACGATCACTCTTGATCCTGACGTCCCTTTGGTTACTTCCGGTTCCGATTGGATACGGGTCGAGTCAATCCCTGCATTAAAGGGAGGAGAACGGGAGTGTCAATCAATAAGGAGGTGAAAAAATGGTCTTATCTCTATCACTCCCGCCCTAAACGAGTCGAGGAATGCCGTAACTCGGCCCGTTATTGTGAATCCTCCGGGTCATCGGTGCAACCTCAGGGATGGCCTCCCCGGATTCATTTAAAGTAAATGTCTTTTGTTAGGTTATATCCTTTTCTTTTCGATGCGGACAATGGTATTCCTCGCCCTCGGCACGACTGAGAATCATCATTCCAAAAGGAACGCCGACGGCGCATCTCTTGTCGACCTGCGTATAGATGGGGCCGACTCGTATGCCATAATATTTAGAACACGTCATACATTCGGTCAACGTCATTTTTCA